GCTCGTAGGCGCCGAGGTCGTAAAAAGCGTCGCGTGACACCCCTGGGAAATCATCCCAGACTTCGGCGATCGCCGGAGCGGCATCAACCGCGACGCTACCGGCCTCGAGTGAAAGATCAGCGGGCGGGGCGAGGAAGTTGGGTGTGTTAGACAGGAGGTTGTGGGAAAGGGTCGCCGGCCCGCTGACCAGGATCTTGTTCATGCTCGCAGGCGCGCTCGCGAGGTTGCCGTGCACGAGGACATCGGTTGCCCCGCCGCTCACCGCCACGAGCGTGAAGCGGTCCGGGTCCCCCGTGTAGGCCGTCGTGTGGAGGATCGCGATGTCCGACGGCGCCGGCTCGATCCCCCGGCGGGTCAGGTTCCAGCACGTCGCCGAGTTGCTGCCCGAGAGCTCCATGACGTTGTTTCGCGCAAGCAGCCCAACGCAGGAGACGTAGGCCGCCACCTGCTGGCCGGGTCCGCCCTGCCAGCGGTTGCCCTCCATGAGCACCGTCCGCGCTCGCTGGTCCGTGTGGTCGTCCTCCGGCCCCACGGCCACGCACCACGCGCCATCTCCGCCACGGAAGACGTTGCGGGCCACCATGACGCGCTCGGTCCAGCGCCCGGCGTACGGGGGGTCCGTGAACGGCGGCCCGTGGAGCTTCAGGACGTGCTTTGAGGCGCCCGAGCGACCGAGGTCCGAGTGCGCGATGACGGCTCCCTGGAGGAATGGCGCTCGTACCACGTGCTCGGCCTCGCGGGTGTCGTCATAGCGGTTGCCGAGGAAAAGCGCGCGACTGCCGGCAAACATGGAGGCATATCCCCCGTTGCCGCCAACGACGTGGTCAACCGAGCAGTCGACGATGGCACACTGATCGTAGAGTGCGCCCGAGGTGCCGAGCTGGCTCGTCGAGAACGTCAGCCCCGTCTTGACGTCACGCGCCGCGAGGCGCAGGAGGAGCACCTGGTTGCAAAGGCCCGCCGCGCGGAACGCTCTGGCGCTCGTCGTCGTCCCGACGATCTCCAGGTCCTGTATCCGCCAGTCAGACCAGCGTGGCGCGAAGAGCTGCCCGGTAATGAGGAGCACGGGACGCGAGCCACTCCCGAAAGCACCGATCAGCCCAGGTCCCGCCACAGAGCCACCAAATTGAGCCGACCCCGCTGTCCATGTTTCACCGCTGCGAAGAAGAAGACGCCGCCCGGCCGAGACGTGGGACGCCACGGTGGACAGTGACGTCGTGGTGACGAGCATGGCACCGGGCGGCGCCCCGGTGAAGTCCCCCGTGCGGGAAAAGCAGCGGGTCGCCTCACCTGGGAATACCTCGTCGGGGTCCTCGACCTCGATTGTCACCGAGGAAACTGATTCCGAGCCGTCGCTTGCCCGAGCTGTCAGGGTGACCGCGTACAACCCCGGCCGCTCGTACACGTGGCCTGCGATCGGCCCGGAATCCGTGCCCTTCGGGCGTCCCGATAGGGCCCACTCTCCACTTGTATCCCCGAAATCCCATTGGTACTCGCGGCCGAGGAAGTCGTCGCCGGTCGCGCCACTGTCGAAGAAGACGGACAGCGGGGCGACGCCCGAGAGGCGCGAGGCGAGCGCTGGGTTCTCGACCGCGGCAGCGGCCCGCGTTGACGGGGCGCCGCCAGACGAGCCCGAGCCGCAGCCCGAGAGAAAGAAGAGCACCCAGCCGCCGACGGCGGCGTAAATGATCGCGACAACGAGGAAGCCCTTCAGGAACGCGCGCGTGGCCTCGGCAATGACGCTCACGGGGTCGCGCCCTCCTTGGCCGCCTTCGCTGCACGCCATCCGCTGTAGAGCCGCAAGCCGGTCTTCCCAGCCGTCAGGACGAGCGCGACGATTCCGGCAATGATCCCGCCTTCCTCGAAAGCGCTCAGGCTTCCGGCCATGTCAGAGCCCGCCTGCGCCATGGGCGAGACCTGCGGGCCGGGTCCGTCGGGGTCAGTCGCGAGGTACTCGCCGAAGCCGGCGCAGCCCGTGAGCCCGCCGACCAGCATGATCGCAAAGAACAAAGCTCTCACTGGTCACCTCCCGCCGAGGGGCTTGACGAGGTTGGGGTTGAGCTGGAAGAAAGCATTCCAGAAGTCGCCGCAGTGGCATCCCCTGGCCTCAAGGTAGTTGCGGACACTGGCCTCGAATCCTGCACGGCTCTCAGGATCGCGAAAACCATCAGGGCCAAAATGATGACGGCGCTGGTCAAGATCGATGAGGCGAACAAGACGCTCCTGAGTTTCCGCAAGGTCGCGCTGCGTGTCCCGGAGCGCCATGCGAACCTCGAGATAGCTTCCGGAGCCCACCCCCAAAATGGCGAGCAGGGGGCCCCATCGGCCGGCGATTCGTTTGAGGAATTCCATCGGATCATCTTTTGGCGCGACAATGGCTCAGCCTCCTCTTCAGCTTGGGCTGCGTCCCGCTGCTGATGGTTTGCGATCGTCGCCCGCGCGTCGCGTACTTCTCGAGCTCCAGGGCGCATATTTGCGATACCTCTTCCGCCTTGGCCTCCCACGCGGCCTCTCGCTCGCGTTCCTGCCGTTCCATGTCGGCGACCCAGCGGCGCGTGGCGTACTCGTGGTGGTATCTGCCCCCTTCTGTCTTGTCCTGGCGTCGCAGCCAGTCAATGAGCCAGAAGCCAGGCTCTCGCATGGCTCCGCTCGGGCTCTGGATGACCCATTCCTTGGTGAGCACATCGCTCGACGGCGCCGGGCCGCGATGGGTCACGCGGTAGAGCACCCAGCGAGCGATGAAGGGATGCCAGTAGAGCTCAAGAGCCGCGTCGAAGCGGCGCAAAGCCCGGAGGAATGTCGCGCTCGGCCTCGAGCCGGGCGGAGAGCCGTCCGCAAGCTCCCCGCGCCGGCACCTAGTTAGAGCGCGAGCATTCCTCGGGGCCCTTCGCTTGAGAGGGTTCCTGAGCTCAACTGCGGTCCGCATCATGCTTGGTACTTCTTGTCGATGATCTCGTAGGTGATCGTCCCGGAGATGACTGCCGTCGACGACGCATCGGCCGCCGCGGCGGACTTCTTTGCGATCAGGACCGTTCCCGCCGGCAAGAGCGCCGTCGAGAGTAGCGTGCCGGCGACCTTCGTCCCGATGGTCTGGTTGTCGGCCACGGTGTAGGAGAGATAGAGATCGTCGTCGGCGATGGTGCCGACCTCGATGATTTCGTCTTCGGACGCTCCGGATGCCTCGGCGAAAAAGAGATCAATGCGCAAGATCCGGACATCGTTCTCCGGGTCCTGAAACCCGTGGCTTTGCAGGTCGGCGGTCAGCGGCCGGATGTTGAAGTTCCAGGTTCGCTTCTTCGCCGCCCTGGAAAGATTCCTGTTCTGGATCATAGTTGTCCCCCTTCCGGGATACTGGGGTCTGAGAAAAATGGGCGCCGGGCAAGACCCGCGAAGCCCGGCGCCCCGGCAGTGGCTTACGACTCGAGGATGTCTTCCAGGACGCAGTTGGCGTTGGGTCGGTCGCACCCGAGATTCATGTAGGCGAAGACGGTCGCCTCGTACGCATCCTTGTTCGCGACGCGGGAAAGGATCGCGCCGTCCTTCTGCATGAACTGCCAGTCTTCCAGCACTTGCATCTCGAGGGAGCCCATGCTGAGGAAGTACAGGCGGTTGAGGACGTCCGGCGTCTTCGTCAGTGAGGCATCCTTGTCGGCGACGAGAGAAATGCCGTTGAACTCGAGCGCCTTGTAGCCGCCGTCGAGGGTGATGTCCCCTCCGGCCGGGTAGCGCTTGTCGGCCACGAGCAGAGCGGCGTACCGCCGCTTGATGGCGTGGTTCGTCAGGATGGCGCCGGGAACCTCATCGCTTGCGATGTCGCAGAGGTCGACCGCTTCCTGCATCAGGTCGAGGCTGAGAGCGCGCTGGACGCCCGAGTTGTGGACGCGGTTGGCCTTGTAGAAGGCGCCAGCGGCCGAGGAGCGATCGATCTCGCCGAAATTCGACGTCAAGCCGGTCGCCAGCCCGTCCGGGTCGAGGTGGCTGATGGCCGCCTCCAAGCCCCACATCTCAGTGGGGACGCCGTTGACGCCGGTGTTGCTGTCGCGGGCGCCCTCGCGCACGATGATATCGGTGACCGTGGTAGCCGCGGCGAGAGTCGATGGGAAGGTGACCGTCTTGGCGGCGGCGTCGACGGACGAGATGGCCTCGTTTCCGGTGTTCTTGATGGTGCCCGGGGTCGTCACGGTGGACATGACTTGGACGCGCATGCTGGGCGCAAGGAACTTGGTGCCCTGCACGGTCTGAGTAGCATCCGTGGTCGCCTCGTTGACCTGCGTGAGACAGCTCGAGCCGTCGTGCCAAAGCTGGCGGTTCAAGTCCTGCTTGAGGTCGATCATGACGCCCTTGAGCTCGGAGGAGACGGCGCGGATGAAGCTGCCGATGTTCCCCTTGGTGCGCGAGATCGCGGGGCCAGCGAGCTCGATGCGGCCGTAGAGGTAGACCGGATCGAAGAGCGCCTTGTCGTACTGCTGGTTGCCAGCAGTCGGCAGGGTCCCGCCGATCTTGCGCGCTCCGATGCCGACGTTCCGCCCCTTGTGGAGCGGCATGTAGGCGCGTCGGCCCTCGAAGTTTTGATCGTTTTTCCTTAGGCGCGAGAGGAGGAAGGTGGCGTTGTTGAGCTGCTCGCGGACGGGGCCCTGATAGTGGTCCTTCAGGATCGGGTCGGCGGCGGTGATGTCGAATCCCATGGTGGCTCCCTATGGTTGAGGTGACCCCCGGCGGACACGGGGAGCCGTTGTGGTGTGGTACTAGCTGGAGGCTGCTCGCGAGAGCTGCTCCAGGCTCCTAATGGCTGCTGCTTCGATGTTTCCGTTCCAAAGATCCTTGCGCCCCATCTTGGGCGGCTGCTTGGCTGGCGGGGTCCCCCCGCGGCCATCCACCCGGTTGGCGGCCGCCGAGAGCTTCTTCTCGATGAATCCCTGCTTTGCCTTCTGGTCCCTCCCTTCGAGAACCTTGGCGATCTTGGCCGCCGCGGTGGCCATGCTGGAACCGGGGTTGAGCTTGCGTTGGGTGATGACCATGGCGCGCAAGACGCTGCGGTGTTCTTCGTTCGCCGGCTTGAGGACGTCGTGTTTCGACATGACATCGTCGACCTCGCTGAGCGTGCGCGCGATCTCACGCTCCTGGCGGTCGTTGGCGACCGCGCCGGCGACCATGCCAAGTCGCTCCTCGATCGTCTGGACGACGTTCTGGAGGTAGGCGCCAATTGGCCCCTGGGCGATCTCGGGCGGCAGGGCGGGGATCGCGCTGCGCTGGCTCTCCTGGTACGAGGGCTCGCTCTGAGCCTCGCGCTGTCCACCCCCCCGGCGCTCGGCGAGGATCGCGTCGAGTCCGCGCTGAACGAGCTGCTCCACGTCCTCCCTCGAGAACCGCATGCGCTCGCCGGAGTAGTCCGTCTCGAGGAAGGGTGACTCCTGGGCGGGCTCGGCCGCCTGGCCCTGGGGCTGGGGCTCTCCCTGCGGCTCTCCCTGCGGCTCTCCCTGCGGCTCCTGGGGCTCGGGGGCTTGGGGCTCCTGGGCCTCCGTGGTGGGAGCCTGGCCGCCCCCCTGGCTCGCCATGAAGCTCGCCTCTGCGGCGGCAAGCGCCCCGCCGATGTCGCCCGCGTTGGGGTTCCCTACTGCCGCGCTCGGCTCTAAGCTCATTGCATCACCTCCTGTTGAAGTAGCTCAAGAGGGATCTGCTCCCCCTGGGCTTGGGCCATCGCCAGTGCTTCCTCTTCTGTCTGCGGCATCCCGGCCTCTGGCGGCGGCGGGGCCATCTCTTCTGGGGGTGGGGGCATCGCCATGCCCGGGGCTGCTTCAGGCGGGGGAGCCATGGCGGCCTGGAGGCGCATCTCGTGCATGGCGGCGTGCTGCTCGAAGCGCTGGATGAGCATGGGGTCCATGGCCGCGAGTCGCTGAAACTGCGCCTGCTTCTGGAAGCGCCTGAGCTCCTCGAGATGGACCTCGTCCTGGTCCCACGGGTTGATGCTCGGGTCCTGCCCCTGGAGCATGAGGACGTTCTCGCGACGCTGGTTCTGGCGGTCGAGCTGATCGTCCTGGAGCACGCCCTCGTCCGTCCCCAGCTCGAGCATCTGGTGGATCTTCTTTCGGTCCACTTCCACGTTGAGAATGCCGGAGGAGACGAGGTCGACGATGAAGGCCTTGCGGCTCGACTTCGAGAGCGGGAGCTGGCTGCCCATCTCGGTGCGGACGTCGAAGTAGTTGACGCCCGGCTTCCCCTTGTTGGGGCCAACAAGCTGGCTCCCCGTGAATGTCAGGCTTTGGACGTCGAGGTTGTCGCCGACAATCTTGATGATCCGCTCCTCCTCGACGTTGTGCGCGTAGTACTGGAGGAGCCAGCTCGCGACGCAGGAGAGCGCGTCCTCGACGAGGAGGAAGGTCGGCGCGAGCATCTGGTCGTCCTGCTCCTGGAGCTGGGCGATAGCGACTCCGGAGCGCACGCCGGAGGGGGCACGCGCCTGCGTTACCTCGTGGATCGCCGTGATGTCCTCCATGTCCTTCAAGTTGTACTCAAGGTTTCGGTGGAGGTACTCCGGCACCTGCGGGGGCTCGCCCATCTCGGGCTTGAGCGGATAGTTGTAGGGGATGACCTCGCCGGGCTTGTTGTTGAGGTGGATCTCCGGGGTTCCCGAGCCGTTGGGGTTGAACCACTTCGGGCGCCCCATGATGTTGGCGTTCTCGATGAGCTGGGAGCGCCCGCGGTTGTAAGCAGCCTGGAGCGGGATTGCCTGCTCGAGAGAGCACGTGCCCCAGAGCCTCCCAGGCACCGCGATTTCTACGACGTGCCTGTAAGGGATCTCGAGCATTGGGTTTGGCAGCTCTTTGCGAAGGAGCAGCACGCGACCGGCCGCGATCTCCGCATACGCCCCCTTTGGGAGCGCGGAGTTGGGCCGCACCCAGAGACAGTGCGTGGTGACGCCTTCGTCCTGGGAATCTGATTCAAGGAGTGAGCTGCCCGAGCCGGGTCCGGCGAGCGCCGCGATGCGCTTTTCGTAGAAGCGCGTCAGCGAGTTGCTCTCGCCCCCATCGCCTTCGATCCCGCCGGCCTTCGAGCCGTAGCGGTCGCGCAGGTAGGTGCGCGTGCGCACCTTGGTGTGGATCAGGTAGCGTGCATCTTCCAGGCGAAGCGCCTGCGGGTCTAGGTCGATCTCGAATGGGCTATGGACGTCGACTCGTACGTCGCCCAGGCGGACGCCGCGCCTCGCCACATCCGCGTATTCCTTCGTCTGGTACTCCTCGGATAGCTCGGCGAGGTCGTCGAACCCGATCGCGAGTGGCTCCCCGGCGTCGGGGTCCCAAACCGCCGAGATGAAGGCGTTCCCGGTCGTGCCCATCCAGTGAAAAAGCTCGACGAGTCGCTTGTTCATCTGGAGCTGGCGCCAGAGGTTTTGGAGCAGCTTCGAGGAGACTTCCGATACCTCGCGGTCCTCCGGGTCGGTGGTCGCCGGGATGTTGGTCCAGATCGGGCGCTGCCGCATGGCCTTCGCGACCGTCTTACGGACGACGCCCATGAGCCGGTTGCAGATGAGTCGCACGCGCCAGCTCGGCGCCGGAGGAAGGACCATCTTCCCGGTGTAGTCGTTGTAGACGTGGTACTGGTACCCGAGATAATTGCCGATGTTTGTGTACCACTGGCGCTCGAAGTTAGACCGGCGCTCGTCGCGAGAGTCCCATTGGCCCTGAACGAAGGCGGCGACGCTATCTCCGCTTGCGAAGTTGACCGCATCGAAGCTGAGGCGGCGCCCACGCCGCTTCACTTCAATCACTGGCGCCTCCGTTCAAGATGCTCGTGAGCTCCGAGCGGATCAATCCCGAGCGCAATCGCTCGGCCTCCGCCTCGAGCTCGTCGTTGCCGGCGATCTTCGTTTCCGGGAGCGGAGACTGGGCACGCCGATCATCCTGCTGGAGCGCCATGTAGCCAGAGAGGTCCTTGGCCGAGATGCGGTTCTGGAGGCCCTGGATGAGCTTCAGGAGCTCGCGCTCGCGGGCCTTGCAGACCTCGCGCTCCGAGCGGATGCGCCGCTCGACGAGGGCCTCGATCCCGAGGACCAGGAGCCCCGCGGCTGCGATCATGATCCAGTGCTCTATCATCGTTTGACGTATACGTGGAGCGCGATGTTGACCGTTCCCGAGCCGGCCGTGCCAGTCGTCAGCTCGATCTTGCACTTCGGGAATGAGAGGAGCCCGTTGTAGGCCGAGCCCGAGATGAGCGACGCGCCGAGCGTCCCGAGCGAGGTGAAGAGCCCACCGGGGCCGATGCCGGCGATGAGCTTGAAGGGGTCCGTCGTCCCGATCGTCGCCGCGGTGAAGAGGCTGATCTTCTCGCTCGCGGCGACGCCCTGGTCATCGAAGAACTGGATCGAGGCGGCGAGCTGCGCGCTCGAGGTGCCCGAGCCCGTCTTGGCGAGCACGCAGGCTATGGCCTCGGCTCCGGCGCAGTCGATGAAGGTGCCCGCCGACATGGTGCCGGTTTGCGATGCGGCGTCGCCGTCGAAGGCGGTGATGCCAAGCTCCGTCGGATCGTAGTACGTGATCTCGCCGTCGCGGCTGGGGAATCTCTTCGCCATCAGTACTCGCTCCCAATTCCGGAGGGGTGGGCAGCCTGCGCTTCGGCTCCATCGCGCTGCCGCTCGTAGATTTTTTGCCAGTGCTCGCGCATACGCTCATCCATACTGGTTCCGGCCCCCAGAAAAAGCAAGTCCTCGCGCAGGCTTGAGTTGGAGGGTTCCTGGGGAAGCCTGTACACGAGCCCCATGTTCGCCAGGTAGCGCAGCGCATCGAGCCCGTGGTCACGGGCCTTGACGGGCGCGTCGCTGGCCTCGTTGCGGTTGGGGTTGCCGTCGTCGCGCTTCCAGCGGTAGTGCCGCATTTCCTTGATGAACGCCTCGCACGTGTGGAAGACACGCATGCGGGGGACCCCGTCGTAGCCGACCTCCAGGTCGCGGCGGATGGCCTCGATCCCGGGGAGAACGTCGTTGCGCGCCGGGGCGGGTGCGAGACGGGTCCCCACCCCGAGCTGGACGGAGTACTTGGCGAGCAGGATTCCCTCCTTGATCTCCCCGGTCGAGTGGTGTCCGAAGGCGGCCGGGTCGATGTACCGACCGGCGACCTCCTCGGTGATGCCAGGGCAGAATCGCCACTGCGCCCCGAGGGAATCGTTCTGCTCGTATCCCTCGGCGCGGAGGATCGACTTCACCACGTCATAGAACTGCGCCCCGTGGTGGTACATCTCGCGGTACACCACGTACTGATTGCGCGGCGAGACGGCGACCCAGATGACAGCGCAGGTGCGCCAACCGGGGTCGATGCCGCAGTAGCGCGTCCAGTCGCGAGGGATCGGGAACGGTTCGAGGATGATGTGCTTCTTCCCAAACTCCTTGTATACGAGGCCCTCGGAGCGGCGGCTGTGCCCCATGAGGCGCACCCGGCGCTCCTCCTCGCTGAACGTCGCCTCAAGGACCCGAATGACTTTCATCTGCACGTGGCCGCAGTCGGCCGCGCGGTAGGTCGACATGCGGAAGAACTCGATGTCCTTGTCACCTGACTCCGCCCGGTCCTCCAGGTCGAGAATCCACGGCTCGGAGCGGATGAGGGTCGCGGTGATGACGATCCGCCCGCCGTGGGCGAGGAGGCGCGTCTGGCACTCGTTCCAGAGCAGCTCGTCAACCTCTTCGTCGATAGCGATCAGGTGGAGCGCGGCGGCCTGCACCTTGCGGCGTGCGTCCTCGCGCCCCTCGCCAGAGACGAAGTCGATCTGCCCGCCCTGGCGCATGCGGACCCAGGTGGGGATCTGCCAGCCGCCGGGGATCTGCGGCCCCTGCGCCTCGATGTCCCACGTCGGGAGGCACTCTTTCAGGTGGCGCCAGACGCCCTCCTGGATCGTGCGGTAGCTCGAGGAGATGAGGTAGATGCGCGGGGCACGGGGCGTGTCCTGGTAGGGGTGGCGCTCGGAGAGCCACCAGGCGAGCTCCTGGGCGACGGCTCGGCTCTTGCCGGACTGGTTCCCACCCGCGGCGACGCGCACCATGGCGGGCGACTGGTGGAAGGCGAGCTGTGGGCGATCAGCGTGGTTGTCCGGCTTGTACGTCTCGAACGGGTGGACGAGCCTGCGGCGCAGCTCCACCAGGGGCGGCAGCACCATTGCGCACATGGCGCGGTTCTGCATCAGCCGGTGGAGCGAGATCGGCGCCCTTGATCCTGGGGTAATACTCGAGAGTGCCCTTTCCAAGGCATCGCTCGTGGCATTGTGCACAGAGCCCGCGGTCGTCTCGGCCCACTCCCTGGCTTCCGCAAGCACAGCAGCCGCCGATGGGATCTGGGGCGGCGGCGGGGGCGGAGGCTTTGGCGGCTTTACGGGCTTTGGCTTCGGCTTCGGCCCGGGCTTTTTTCTTGGCTCTCTCGGCCCAGCGGGCGGTGCGCGCTTCGTCATCCGCTCGCCAACTAGCTTTCGGTAGTCCACCCGGTGGTGCGGGATCTCCTCCGGTGGGAGCCGCAGCTTGCGGGCCATCTTCCTGAGCTGGGCGCGCTCCTCCCTGAGTCTCCGGCGCTTCGCTGCTCGCTCCTCCGGGGTCCCTGCATTCCCGTTGCGCGCCCCCCTGGCCGGGTTCCATGGCGCGCGCAGTTTTCTTTCCGGCTGCTCTGGGGATGTCATTGATGGGCTCGAATTGTAGGAGCTTCAAGATGGGGGTCAAGCCGAGCACACGACGCGCAAGCTCCTCGTGGCTCATGCGCGTGAGATCATCGGTGTCATTGCGCATGCCGCAGATATCGATGAGGAGCCGAGCGAACTGCGCCCGGGCCATGGTGTCGTTGTCCTGGTCTTCGGCGTTGCGGGCGAGGAAGGCGCGCATGCCATCGGGGGTGTCAATCTTCTGCGCTGCCGGCAGCTCGTTGAGCTCAATTTGGACGCGCTCAAAAGCCTCGCGGATGGTTTCCGACATGCCCGCAGAGTACCGCGGCCCCGCAGAGTCGACAAGCGATGGCCGCCGCGATAGGCTCCATGGTCCCATGGCCAGAGTGAATTCGATCGAGCTGATTGGAGGCCCCCTCGATGGGCAGAAGCTCGAGGTGAAATGCCAACTACGCAGAATCCCGCCCGTGCTCTTCGTTCATGTGATGGACGTGGGGTATCTGGGAAAGCGCACGCTCCAGACGACGCTCGAGCGATGCGGGTTTCGCGCCGAGCACGGCGGGGTGTGCTATCAGCTCGCGAGCTCGTCGGAATCGTCGGCCTTCTATTGCTGGGACCCCCAATGGGCGAGACAGGTCTAAGCCGGGTCTTGCGCCGGATGAAGGGGCAGAAGTACCGGGCGGAACCGACAACGGTTGACGGCTTCCGTTTCGCGTCGAAGCGTGAGGCGAGGAGGTACGTCGAGCTCAAGCTCCTTGAGCGCGCCGGGAAGATCGGCGGGCTCGAGATCCAGCCGCGCTTTGATCTCTGCGTTGGCGCGATGGATGGACGTCGCGTGAAGATTTGTACGTATGTGGCCGACTTCCGCTACTGGGATTTGGTCGCGAAGCGGAGCGTCGTTGAGGACGTGAAAGGCGTGCGGACGCCGGTTTATAGACTCAAGCGGAAGCTGATGCTGGCGCTATACGGAGTAGATGTGCAAGAGATATGACATCGCCGCTCGCCGACGACGAGCTGGCGAGCCTCGAAGCGCTATGCCGGCCAGGAGGTGAAGCCGTGACTGACCCGACTCAGAAGCAGCCCGGATCGAAGAAATCGCCCAGCAAAATCGTTGAGGTGCGCGGCATCGTGCCATGCGAATGCTACGAAGGTTCCTCCGGCGAGCGCTGTTGGATCTTCCGTGGCGTCGTCCCGACGACAGCGAGCCGCAGGCTGCGCAAACAGGGCCAGCTCTGGCCGCTACTGTTCCGCATGGCCATCTGCAAACCACCCAAGCGCCCCCCCAAACACGCATCGGTGGCCATCCAAGTCGCGCGCAAGCGGCCGCAAGATATCGACAAAGCCCTGGCGTCCGTCAAGCCGATCCTTGATCACATGAAGCGCGCCGGATGGATCATGGGCGACTCCCAGAGGCACATTACCCTTCGGGTTGTTGAGCATCGGGCGCAGAGGCAAGCAACGCTGATCTACTGGGCCCCAGACTGTCCAAGGTGAATCCGTGAGCAAGAAGTCAGTTTTGAAACCCACAACCAAAGGAGCGCCAATGAACCCCAAGTACTATCTCGTCACCACCTCGTATCGCGGCGTCTTTGCCGGGGAGCTGATCGAGGATCGCGGTGATGTCGTTGTCCTCGCCGAGGCGCGCAACTGCGTATACTGGGACCGCGAGACCAAGGGCTTTCTCGGGCTCGCCGCGACGGGCCCGACCCAGGGCTGCCGCATCGGTCCGAAGGTGCCGAGCATCACGCTGCGCGGAGTCACTGCCATAGCGGAGTGCACACTCGAGGCGCGTGCGCGCTGGGAGAGCGCCCCATGGGGAGCTTAAGCGTCACGCGCGAGCACATCCGCGATGCCCTGCTCTGCGGCGCATGCAAGGAGACGGCCACGCGGCTGAAGCCCGGCACGGAGATCAGCCGTGTAGGCGTCGTTGATCTATTGTGGGTCGAGCAACGCATGCCAGAGCTGGCGCGTGAGCTGGAGGTGCTGGCGGTGACCGATGCCCCCGTGCCGATACGTGGACGCGTGCCACTGTGGGCTTTTGGGTACGGGGACGGGTACGGCGACGGCTCCGGCGACGGCTGCGGCTACGGCTCCGGCTCCGGCGAGGGCTTCGGCTGCGGCTACGGCGAGGGCTTCGTCGACGGCGACGGCGTCGTCGACGGCTTCGTCGACGGCTTCGTCGACGGCGACGGCTACGGCGACGGCCTCGGCTACGGCGACGGCCTCGGCTACGGCGAGGGCTTCGGCTTCGGCGACGGCGACGGAGACGGAGACGGCGACGGCTCCGGTTGCGGGTCCGGCTACGGCACCGGCAACGGCCACGGCCATGGTCAGGCCGTGCTCCCGAGCCCAACACAAAAGAAGACCGCAAGGAGGCTGCGCCATGGCGACCATAGTGGTCACGCACGAGCACATCCGCGACGCCCTGCTCTGCGGCGCATGCAAGGAGACGAGGACGCGCCTGCGACCCGGCATGCCAATCGAACAGATCGGCGTCAGTAACCTGCTCTGGGCGGAGCAACACATGCCAGAGCTGGCGCGCGAGCTGGAAGCGCTGGCGGTAGCTGGTGCCCCCGTGCCGATACGTGGACGCGTGCCACTGTGGGCCCACGGATGCGGCTTCGGCTTCGGCGACGGCTACGGCGCCGGCGACGTCGACGGCTACGGCTCCGGCGACGGCATCGGCTACGGCTCCGGCACCGGCGATGTCTTCGGCTTCGGCGACGGCTTCGGCTACGGATTCGGCGTTGGTTATGGCTACGCCGAGAGCTCGGGCGAAGGCTACGGGCAGAGCGTTGGCTCCGGCTACGGTGCCGGTGACGGTCATGGCGACAAGTCCATCGGCGGCTATGGCGACGCCTCCCGCGACGGCGACGGCGACGGAGACGGAGACGGCGACGGCTCCGGCGACGGACACGGCCATGGCCAAGCCGTGCTTCCTAGCCCAACACAAGAAGACCGCAAGGAGTATGCGCCATGGCGACCATAGTTGTCACGCATGGGCACATCCACGATGCCCTGCTCTGCGGCGCATGCAAGGAGACGAGGACGCGCCTGCGACCCGGCACGCCGATAGAGCAGATCGATGTCGATGAGCTGCTCTGGGTCGAGCAACGCATGCCAGAGCTGGCGCGTGAGCTGGAGGTGCTGGCGGTGACTGATGCCCCCGTGCCGATACGTGGACGCGTGCCGCTGTGGGCTTTTGGGTACGGGGACGGGTACGGGGACGGGTACGGGGACGGCTACGGCTATGGCTCCGGCGACGGCTACGGCTACGGCTTCGGCGACGGCTACGGCTACGTCGACGGCTACGGCTCCGGCGAGGGCTTCGGCTACGGCGACGGCGACGGCGACGGCTTCGGCGACGGCATCGGCTACGGCTCCGGCACCGGCGATGTCTTCGGCTTCGGCGACGGCTTCGGCTACGTCGACGGAGACGGCTCCGGCATCGGCGATGGCTATGGCTACGGCTGCGGCTCCGGCTCCGGCGAGGGCCAGGCCGTGCTCCCGAGCCCAACACAAGAAGACCGCAAGGAGGATGCGCCATGGGGAGCTTGAGCATCACGCACGAGCACATCCGCGATGCCCTGCTCTGCGGCGCATGCAAGGAGACAAGGAAGCGCCTGCGACCCGGCATGACGATCGAGCAGATCGATGTCGATGCGCTGCTCTGGGTCGAGCAACACATGCCAGAGCTGGCGCGTGAGCTGGAGGTGCTGGCGGTGACTGATGCCCCCGTGCCGATACGTGGACGCGTGCCACTGTGGGCTTTTGGCCACGGCGAAGGCCACGGCGAAGGCCACGGCAACGGCTACGGCTTCGGCTTCGGCGACGGCGACGGCTTCGGCTCCGGCCACGGCGAAGGCCACGGCGAAGGCCACGGCAACGGCGACGGCTACGGCTTCGGCTTCGGCGACGGCGACGGCTTCGGCTTCGGCTTCGGCTCCGGCTACGGATACGGCTACGTCGAAGGCGCCGGCAACGGCTACGGCAACGGCTACGTCGACGGCGACGGCGACGGCCTGTCCGTGCTCCCCGCGCCGAAGAAGGCGCCCCAATGACCGACCGAATCACGACCGAGGAGCTGGATCAACCCAGGCCGGTGGCGAGGGAGTGCTCAATCTGCAATGGGAACGGCGGCGAGCGCGACGGCAACGACTGGATCATCTGCTCGTCGTGCCAAGGGGCCGGGTATCTGATTTTCGCGGAGCACCAACCTCGCCCGCCCGGCGCGGCGGAGGAGAGCAAGGAAGGAGGTGCACGGTGAGCGAGACGTTGCGACAGGAGATCGAGGACGCGCGGAAACCGCATCCTGAAACCGCGGAAACCGCGGAAACCGCATCCTGAAACCGCGGAAACCGCGGAAACCGCACCGCGGAGGTGCACGGTGAGCGACACCTTACCGGCGATTCCTGGCGATCTTTTCGCGCTCGCGCATCGCCAGCGTGCGCCCCGCGCGAAAAATCAGGCCCCGCACGAGCAGGGGGCGCTGGCGATTTCTGGCGATAATTCCGGCGTCGCTACTTGACCACCGGAGGAGAATCCGTGAGGACAGCACAGGACCCGATACGATCCGCGGCGCTCGCGCTCGAGGCGCCGCGCGGGAAAGCCGGACTTGACCCCGCCGTCATCGTCGGGGTAAAACCGCGGCGTCCTTCGCGGGACAGTGAAGTGAATCAAACCCCTCGGCGATCGGCTGCTTGCAGCCTTCCCCGCGAAGGCGCCGAGGGGGGTTCTTTCCCCCGCCACGGTGAAGCGGGGAAGGAGAGTGTGATCTGATGGCTAACGCGCGGATGATCCATCGGGATTTTTTCACATCGGCGGACCTCATGGACCTGCCATGGTTCGGGCTCGTGCTGTGGGCTGGCATGATCGTGTTCGCCGATGACGCCGGCATCATCAGGGGCGATCCTCGGTACCTACGCAACCTGATCTTGCCCCCATCTAGAGCTCGTCGTAGGCCGTCCTTGCGCGCACTTCAAGCCGTCCTAGAGCGCATCTCGAGCGCAGGATGCGCGCACCTCTGCAAATTGGAAGGCGTAAGTTGTTACAAGATAACAAACTTCACCCGATTTCAGCGATTGAAGGGAAGAGAAGGGAAGAGAAGAGAAGAGAAGTCAATTGAAGGGCCAGCGCAAAGAGAGCCGGAGGCTGAAAGCTCGGCGGCCCGGATGGAGGCTCACTACGACACCGCCTCGAGATCGATCCGCCTGTGGCTTCGCAAGCACGGGGTGACTCGCGAGGAAACCGTCCAGGAAGTTCTCGCCACCGGGCTCTCGCTCGAGGACACCCCGGCCTGGGAGTCGTTCCGCAGCCAGCGCGGCGAAGCGAAATTCCTCTCCATGCTGAAGGGGCACAAGAACCCCTCGACGGTTCCCCCGGAGGTGCAGCCGGCGAGCGCGGCCGAGCAGCGCAAGGCGTCGGTGCGGAGCCTGGACTTCTCGCACCTGCTCGTGAAGGGAGGGCGAAATGGCCTGGACCGATAGCGACGTCGCGAGATTCTTCACCGCCTTCGAGAGCTTCTGGCCCGGCCGCTTGCGTCCGGGCGATCAGGACGACCAGGCGACGAGGATCTGGGCGGAGATCGCCCAGCGGTACTCGGTTGCCGTCGCCATGGGGGCGCTGGCGGAGCTCTTCGAGACCTCAACGAGCTCCCATCGGCCAACGCCGGCGGCCTTCCGCGGCATCGCCGACGGCATGCAGACGTACGCCCGAGAACGCGCCAAGGAGGACGCCGAGCGCCGAGCCCTGGGCCCGGCGATCAGCGGCGTCGAGCTGGCAAACGACGAGGCTTTCTGGGAGCAAGTCTTCGACGCCGCCCGCGACGAGGGCGACCTCGAACGAAAAAAACGAATCCGCGAGCACCTCCGCCAGGGAGGCTCGATCGTCGGCATGATCGCCGCCGCCGCCGGCACAAAGCCAAGAACCACCCAGGGGACCCACTGGCTCCCACCACGACGCGACCGCGAGCCATCAGCAAGCCTCGACCCAAACGCCGCCAACCTCCTGCGCCAACACCACGCGGACTACCTCAAAGCCCACCGCGCCCAGGACCGGAGATTCCTCACCGAGCTCCGCCTGCGCCGCAGCGCTCACCGCCTCAACAAGCAAGACCTCGCCTTCCTGAAACACTTCGAGAGCCAGGAGGCTCAGGAATAGGCCTGGCTGCCCCGCCACGGCGAAACGTCCAAAGATGGCTCCCATGCTCAGCCCGACCCAAGAAGTCTCAACCTACCCGGCAAAGCGCCGCAAATCGACCCCTCCAAACAAAAAGCCGGCGCGAGGAGGTCGCCGGCTGGACGTGAAAAGAAAAGTGG